CTTAAAATATAAACATGCAAGGGCTTTGCTGAAAGTTGGTCTACTGGACAAGTGCTTCCTAGTGTAGCTGGCATTGGACCAAATTGGCCAGATGGTTCAGGAGCATTGCCTACCCCAGTGGGCAAAGAGTTAGTTGATGTGATGCATAAAACTAGACGCAATCCTACTGCTACAGGTCATAAAGAACTAATAGAACTTACTAAAGACATAAACTCTTATGGTTATATGTTTTTAAAGCTAATAGGTGATAACTTGGGCATTGGCTACAATTTATACTTACGTGCGCCAACTACGCTAGACTACAACGACAAACACTTGGAAAGTAAAACTAAGTGGACCAAGCCTGCTGAGAATTTTAGACCACTAATTAGATGGGTACATGAACAAAATATTTTTAGTGAAATTGGTAGAGTTGTTATTTTCTTCAATGATCAAGACCAGTACTGTCTAATGCACAGAGATCGCAGTGACCTTAATCCAGTTGCTACACCTGACAACTTTATTTGGATTAATTTATTCCAAGACCGTAAACAATTTTATCTTTACGATGGTGAAACAGGTGAAGAGCATCCTATTACTAGTCAAGTCGCATGGTTTGATACAGAAAACTGGCATGCTAGTAAAAGCAGTCCATTTGCGGCATTTAGTATTCGCTTTGACGGTGTCTTCAAAGATGAATGGAAGGCCAAAACAGGCCTCCTATAATTAAGAATTGTAATTCTTAGTAGCAGTTAGTTTGCCACTGGCATCTTGCCATAAAAATCCCCAAGCATTGTTATACCTAGTGATAGTTGGAAGACTTGGCCACTTGGTTTTAAATCTTAGATATTTTTGATTCGGCCAAATTTCATTAATAAGCAATTTAGCAGGAAGCTTATATGAGTTCCACTTACCACCAACTTTTTCTTCTGTGGTATACAATGCCCAACGTTGATAGTCTTCACTATCAAAGAAGTTAATTACATTACCGGCCATGTACTCGGCTTGTTCAGCTGTTGGACTATGCATACTCATACGATACTTGACAGCTTGCCATTTCATAGCATAGTTAAGCCACCATAAGAAATCATGATTTGTATTAATAGGAACAGGAGATGCATTAACTATGTCATACAACATCTTTTCTCTTTCGTCACGATGATATACAGTTTTATCTAGTAACCAAGCCATTGATTCTTTTTCAAATGGAGTATGAATTGACTTGTAGTTGCCAGTGGCATCCATGTAACTCTTTAGTGTTAGACTACCAAATAAGTTATCAGCGCACTCTCCTGTTACACATAGATTGTTTGGATTATTAATGATTGCATAAAAATTATTGCTAGAAATTAGATTATGTCCAAAATTGGGAAGTATAAATTCTTTAAAAAAGTCTGGATTTTCAAGCTGACTATCTTCGTTGAATGCCAATAGCACATGATCTTTTAAGTTGATCCAATTTGGATGAGCAACCAGTAGTGCAACAATGAGTGTGCTATCAATACCACCCGAATATAGTATTACTAGTTTTTCCCTACCACTTGTTTCAAAATCCTTAACAATTTCATCAATACGGCTATGACTACATGCTTTAAATGACAATACATTATCACCGCGTTCAGGGATAGGACTGTTGTTAAGCAAAGGTACACCTGGTATATCAAGTGTGCCAGTACGGTCACTCATGCTGATCCAAGGATTAAACATTTTTAAGAAACTTCTAGCAACAGGAGTAATCTCCACCGTTGTATCGTTTAATAAACGATGAGGGATATAGTATAATAAGTCCATTACATTAACATGCTAAAAAATGAGTCTTCTTCCATAGAAGCTCTAATTGCCACAACGGCATCTTTTGAATTTGCCGCACGAATTGCCGCTTGATGCTTGATTCGTATTTGTTCAAGTTTTCGTATTAGGTATGTGTGATTTTCATTCTTAACATTTATAATGTTTGCGGCAGTGAGTATATCAATATTCATTGTTTCTGCATAGTCTGCAATCATACCAACTTCACTAAGCAAATGGTTTCCTGATAAGACTTGTTTTGCTTGGATACCTTTAAGGCGATATGCTTCTTGTTGCCAAGGAACCATACTAAGAAAACGTTTGTATCCATGTGCTATACGCATATGAAGTTCAACTGTTAAGTTAACCTTGGTTTGCAACAGCAATGAAAGTAATTTGATATCGTCGGGACGATCGTATTCTTCAAAAGTGAATGTTCTTGGATTGACTGATCTTAGTTGGAAGTTTAAATTATTAGATCGGAGTGCTTCCATTTCTCGATCTTCTACTGAGTATACTCTAGAGATTGCCCGGAACTCTCCACCACACGCACTTTCTAGAATAGACAAACTTTCATGCCAGGCCAAAACTTCATTTTCGGCTGTACAAGCAACTGCTAACCATTGCATACATAACTCCTATGTTTAATATAGTTATGTGGTAAAAATGTTATTGTATTACCAAGTCTGGTTTAAACCGAATACTTAGTATTGAACGATGCTTGTTACCCAAATTCTCTACATTATGCGGAGTGTCAACTTTTACAATGCAAGGTACATCAATGATTTTAGAATACGCAAGTTCCGGTTCATTGGTCCATTTAATTTTTAAATGTTTTAAGTTTTCCGAAGTCATCTTTTCTTCAAGAATGTAATCTCCGCTGTACCAGTGCATTACCCCTTGATCACAATTCTCAATTGGGATGTTCATTGCATAGTTACTTGCATCTTTGCGTTCGGCTGTATAGCCGTCGATATGAATATTAACCTTTGACTCAGGAGGTACTGTAAAAAGGATTGCTGATTTCACATCACAGTCGCCAAAGTTATGATTGTTAAGCGTTTGTTGAACCATATTTTTTAGTGCTTGTTTTACAGGAACTGAGGTAAGATGGTAGCTTGCTAATAGCGTTTCTTGATTAAGAATATGGTTAACCATGACATAGTTCTTAATGAGTTCCCAGTCTTGATCTGTCATGTTCAATGGCTGGTAGTATTTTTGTGTCATGCTACTTCTATTTTTCTATGTGTTTTAAACAGTATATCCCAAATTGGAAAAAACAATCCAAAATTTGATCCATTGTCGCGATGATGTATCAAGTGCCACTTACCACTGGTCATAAATGGATAAAAGTTTATATTAGGATTATGTTCAATTGTCTCTTGTATCAGTGCCGCCCAAACATAGTAAAATGCCAGTATCCACCAGTGGCCAGTGATGGCCGAGAATATGATAGTTGGAATAACTTCAGTGATCCATAAATCTAATGTGCTTGTCCATGTGTCATTGAACAAGAATAAATTGTTCCAATGCCATTTGGTTTGGTCATGTGTGTTTATATACTTGTGGTGGTCTGCGTGTGCTTTAAACGCAATTGGGAAATACGAAAGCCCTACTTTGTGTATGATTCTATGAATCAAATAAAGATAGAGTGTCCAAGATAAAAAAATAAAACTGCATGTTATTAGCATACAAGTATTTATAAGGTTAGTGGCTTTGCTGTATAAACTTTGGATGAATCGCCAGTTAATTCGGCCCATTCATAGAAGCCACGAAAGCTTTTATTGTTAGATTTTACGCCACAATTCATAGTAACTCCTGGCCAAACATCAAACCAGTGTCTTGCAGTACCAAGTTTTTGGTTCTGGTAAGTTAAATTTGAAGGATGTTGTCTAATACCAGCAATACCTGATAGATCTATGTATGTTTGTGTTGTACCATTGAGAATTTCAAACTTATCTAAGTTTTCAAACACTTCTTCAATTAGGTTGGTATATTCGTTATCAAATGTTGTTTTCATTGATATCTTCTTATCTTCTAAGAAGTCTAAGCACGAAACAACAACGTGTCTACCCATATAGCTTAATGTTTCAACTAGTTTGCAGCCAACTGGTGGTTGTGATCTATAATAATGTTGTAGTCTTTCATCATTCCTAGATTTACTATTGGATAACATAATTTGGTCACTAATCCCATTTAAAAATTGTTGTCCACTGTAATCATATGAAAACGCAGAAACATATTTTGTAGAAGCATCCCATTCTTTTTCCTTTAAATCAATCACTTTTGCATTAAAGTATTGTTCACCTAATATAGTTTTAATGTCTTTGGTTATTACAATGGTAAATGTCATTGCACTTGACTTTGATACAAAGCCAGCTTTGACAAGTCTTAAAACTGCCTCGCTGGGGTTTACAATTAATAAATGAGTAGGTTCCATGTAGTTATTCCTGATTGAAATGTGTAGCTAGTAATGCGCCAACGAATCGAGTAACTCGAGTTTTAATTAACTCGCTATTCATCATGACTTCAAAGTCCACGATGCGATCCATATATTGTTTAAGTTGTTTGATACCAAGAACGTCTTTGCTAGTTTTAATTTCGCTTAGGTCAGCTTGTTTAAAAATAATTTCAGTTCCATCATCTAAGAAAACTTTAATCCAATCAATGTATTCCACTGGTACTTCTTCAACATGTATTTCTCTTAACATGTCTTCAAAGCTTCTGTCTTTTTTACGAATGCTCACCAATTACTCCATAAAGTTTTAATACGTCCAAACACACTAGCTTTTACGCCACTGCTTTGACCTTTGGTGGTCTTCCCCGGCCCTGTTTGACTACGGTCGATGGCTGGGCTAGACTTGCGTGGTCGGCCACGACCTGCCCTTTTGGGTCCAACTTCTCTGCCTCCTCACGTAATCTACGTACTTCGACTTCGAATGTATTTGCTTGTGCTCTTAGCTTGGAAGCCAATTGTACATCATCAATTACACCAGGTGAGCCAGCTGGTGGGGTATATTGGCTAGCTGTTTTGTTGGTTGCAATGTCGCTTGCTCGTGTTCCACTGGCAGCCTGATCATTTGAAATACTTTTAAGTTGTTTGTTTAGTTCAACTAAATTAATTTCAACACCAGGTTGTGGTGTCATCATAATACTTTTAGTTGCAACCTTAATCATCCATCCACGTTGGTGGATAGTGTTCAACATATTTGTTCCGTCATTAAAAATCTGACGGAACAAATAGTCGCTTGGTTCCATACTAGCTTGGCAATTGGGGCTTTCAATGGCAGTAATTAAATCATCGTGATATAGTTGTGGTAATAGTCCAGTTGGAATAACCAATGCAGAGTCCGGATCTCCTGGTACTTCACGAAATACTACTACAACTTTCTTGTGTTGGCCATTTGTTCCAACGTGTTTGATAAATTGTGCCATATCGGCTCCTTTTCTAAATTACGCCTGCTCTGCGGTAACTTCTGCTTCAGCTGGTGCTTCGGCAGTTGCTTCGGCTGGTGCTTCAGCAGGTTGTTGTGGCTCGTTGGCTTTTAAGAAGGCAGCCAACTTGTTATAAGTTGCGCCAATGATTTCCATCTCTGGAGCACGATAGCCACCACGTTGTGAGCCCAATTCAATTGCGCCTGCTAGTACTCTTAAGTCTTGTAGCGTTAAGCCAATTGGTTGCTGAACTTGTGATTCAGCCTGTTGTTCTTGTTGTTCCATTTAAATCTCCTAGGTTATAGAACGGAATATATCCACGAATACTTATAGTTAAAAATAGCCACATGTTTAACCAAAAAAAATAGGACACCAAGGCCCTATTGAACTAAATATTATTATGCCTGCAAATTTTACCAAAGATCACTGTTATTTTTCCATACCTTTAAAATCGTCTGCCAGAGATGCAATGTTAAGGTATGCAATGTCCCAATCTTTTACTCAGTCAGGCCATAACGGAAAACATTCTTTTTTACAAATAACAATCCCTGAATTTTTTATTAAAAATGATCCTATTCTATCTATGATTCAAACTAAATGGAACATAGGTTTAGGAAATTTTAGAATACATAAGATGGAGCCAAATACATATTACGTATTTCATACCGATTCGGGAAGAGGAGCAAGTATCAATATGATGTTGTCTGCAGGTTCCGACGGTGTGTCTTATTTTAAAGTAGGCATGGAACATTCATTGTTATACAATCTTGTTCCTTTAGTTTATGAACCTGATACGTTTTATCTATTTAATAGCCAAGTGCCGCACGGAGCAATTTGTGGAGAAAGCGATAGATATCTATTGAGTATTAGTCTAGGTGATGCATTTAAAGAAGAACCTATGAAAGTCTTTAACGAATATCGTGCTAAATTAACTTCTAAATTTTAAGAAAAAATAGCACCCTAAGGTGCGTTGAAGGAGCAGAATAAATTAGTGCCTAGGTGGCGCATAGTTAGCAGTGATACCAAACGGTGCTGTGATATCTTTGCTACCATGCACAACAAACAGCGTGTCGCAATAGTCTGGGTCTCCCCATGAACCAAACGGATAGCCATCTGTAAACACTACTAGTTGATGGGGTTGGACGTCATTGTCTTTCATCCATTGCCAAATGCAAGTAAAGTCTGTACCACCACCACCTTGGATGTCGTACTCTCCCATGCTTCTACCATCGTCACCTGTAAATGTATCTTCGTTGTAAATGTCTGTATCAAAAGTAACTATACGCACCTTGTAAGAAGTAAACTGATCCAACGCACCTTGTACCATGCCAAGGAAGTCACTCAACATGCCTTCATCAATGGAACCAGAAGCGTCCAGTGCTACTACAATGTCAAGTTCCTCACCTGGTAACTGTCCAGGCATAATAGCGCCAGTATGCCAGGCCTTACGATTGGGACGCATCCAAGTGTAGTCGCTTTTAACACTACCACTAAACTGAATACGCAACAAGTCTCTCAAGTCCATTACAGGGTTAGTAATATCTTTGACAAGGCGTTGGATGTCTGCTGGAGTATTGCCTGCGCCTGCATTTTTAGATGCTTGGATCACAGCCTCACGCCATTCATCACGCAATGCTTTACGTTCTTCTTCTGATAACTTCTTGAACTTAGGCTTGCCATTTTTGCCAACCTTGTCACCGCCCTGTCCACTGCCATCGCCATCTTCACCATCATCGCCGTCACCTTCCATGTCCAGGTGATCATCAAGTGTCATTTTAATAACTGTAGCATTCTCCATCAAGTCGTCATAGACTTCGTCGGCAGTCTTGCCTTCATACTTGCGGTCGGCCAAGATTGGTACAGTGGTAATTGCGGTGCCAACACTTTCTCGGATAAGCATGTTGTTGATAACATAGTCACCTGCCATGTTCCATACTTGTGGTTCACGGTCGCCACGACGTGACATGTGATCAAAGATAATGTGTCCAAGCTCGTGTCCAAAGCCAAAGATCATTTCACCATCACTTAGTTTGGAAACAAACTCTGCATTGTAGTAGAACTTGCGGCCATCTGTTGCAATAGTCTTGCACCATTCAACTTCTTCCAGTTTCAGTCGTGCCGCCAAAGGTCCCCAGAAAGGATACTTTAACAGCATAGCAACACGGCTCTTAACTAGTTTATCACGGGCAGGCAGTTTGGACATTTTAGGTGGCTCCTATTTGTTTCTGTATGTATCTATTATACTAGATATCTTGGTAATGGTCAACCGGTTTTTCATCTTTATCTTTTGGTCCTGATATATCCCATATCATGGCTATCTGTGGATCTCTAAACCAAATATGTTGCTTTGGCATAAAGTCCCAATCTAACCTCTTTAATCCTTGTTCTCTGGACCATCTGGTAACTTCATTAATTGTGGCTCCTTTAGGGTAAGTTCGGACGGACCAACTTTTCCTTTGTTCTCGGAGCCACTCGCTAACATCGGAGGGGGAGGGTGGTTGGTCCGTCCAGACCTGTTGGGCTTCTGAGCCGTACATTATTTCAAGTACAGCCCAGTCCCTTAACCGTTTACTCGTCGGTGAGTAAGTTGGCATAGCGTTTGAAGAACTCTGGGAAGTTAGTCATCTTCTTACGATCAAACACAACCTTGTAGTTCTTCAATACAGTATGAGCACCCATGATAACCATCTCAGGTTCAAAGTTACTCATCATAAAGCCAAGCCAGTTGTCTGCACTCTTGTTAAAGTCTTCCAACTTACCGCTTCTCTTGCCATCTTCATAACGTGTACGAAGTTCGTAGCTCAAACTGGTAACTAGTGCGTATGCGGCACTTACCTCTTTGCTTTTGAAAGTGGTAACTTTGCCACTCAGTACATCTGATGGGTCAGGCAAGTCTGCGGCATGCTTGCGGTGTGCCATAAACTTAATTGCCATACCTTCGCCAACCAAGCCTGCTACCATGTCTGTGTTAGCACTGTCTGGCATGTCGTCATCAATCATCTCACTTACAAAACTCCATGTACGTGGAGTAGGGAAGGCACGATCGTGTTGAGTAGGCTCAAAGTTGTACAAGTCACCTTTGAACTGTTTTAAAAAGCCAACCACATGCGGATGGATCTCATTCATAATAGCCCATTGTTCCCAGTCTTCAAAGTCCACTCGGATTTCCAAATGCATGAAGCGGTTGGCCAGTGGGCTAGGCATACGATAGGTAACACCCTTATCACCCATTCGGTTACCTGCGGCAATTAGAACTACATTGTCTGGCAGGGTGTATTGTCCAACTTTGCGGTTAAGGATAAGCTGGTAAGCCGCGGCCTGAACAGCAGGAGGAGCAGAGTTAAGCTCATCTAAGAACAAGAAGATAGTGTCGTATTCTTTGGCAAAATCTTTGCTAGGCAATTCTGAAGGGGTAGCCCACTTCATAGTGTTATCACCTTGACTGTAGTAAGGGACACCTTTAATGTCTGTTGGATCCATAAGAGCCATACGCAAGTCGACTACAGTAGAGTTAGCAAACTCTGCGGCAACTTGGTTCACCATGTCACTCTTGCCTACGCCAGGAGGTCCCCAGATAAAGACTGGTCGGCGTTTTGCAACGGCTCGGCGCAGGATAGGTTTGCACTCGCTAATCTTAACGGTGCGGGTTTCGACAGTATTATTTCCCATTTGGTGGCTCCTACTTAGGGTGTGTTAAAATTAAATTATAACATAAGATAGGGCATCTGTCAACACCCCATCTTATCTTTTTAGGCAACTGCCTTGGTAACTACAGCAGGCATCACTTGAGCAACAAATTCTGACGCATCAATTTGATCCTTGGTCATTGGCACAGGCAGTTCTACAAACTTAACATCTGTACAACCTGCACGTACCAAGGTACGAGTGCGACGCTTGTCGTTGGTGTAGCGAACTGCACCTTTACCTTTTTTGTCAACTGCATAGCCAACATGGGTGAATGTTTCACCAGCAATAATTGCTTCAACTGCGGCTTCTACTACAGCAGGTGCCACAACTACCAATTCCATTACACCAGCGGCACGAGCACGAGCGGCACGTTTACGAATAGCGTCGGGGGTTTGAGAAAGAACTTTAGACATATAAAAACTCCAATTTGTGTGTTGAGTAAAACATTGCAGAACCTTTCCGCAATATAGTTATTGTACTATAGATCCAGACGCCTGTCAACCTCTTTTTGAGTCTTGGCATGTCGTTTATATGCAACACGACTCTGCTCAACCCGACCTTTAAAAGGGGTATTTGCAGAGTACAGTTCCACACAACGGCGCTTTGAACGCTCAAGTTTGATAGTGATAGTATTCCGTTTCATAGTGTTACTATTATATGTGGTCTAGAGCCAAGAGTCAACCTATTTTTGGTGTTTTTTTGATAAAAAGTGTTGTATTTTTGCAACTATTAGCGGTTTGCTAGGTCTCTAGCGTGTCTTAGCACTTGACTCATGCGACCAAAGTTTATACTGGCCAATTCTAACAGTAAATCAACTGGCGTTGTTGCAATGCTGGCCATGCCAAATGCAATTTCGCCCATGTCTGCAAAGTACTTGTCACTAGGCCATCGTGCTTGTTTAAGTTGCCAAGCATCAATCAGCAAACACTCTTCGCCTACACTGCGGAGGTCAATGCGTTTAGTTAGGCCAGGTTTGTTTTGTGCAGTCAGTAGTTTGATTGCAATTGGTTCATCCCATATATCAGTGCGTTCAAACGACCGTGCTACAGTATGGACTAGGAATGCTTCAACATCAGGTTGCAAATATGTCTTGCTAACACCTTGCGCTTCAGATACTAATTCCCAACCTGCTTGAACATACGGTTGCCAATTCTGCATAGAAATATTTACCATAAGTACGTCAATGCAGAACATATTAAAAAACACTCTTGCTGGTGTAACAACTAGCCTTGCCATGGTACCTGAGGTAGTTGCGTTTGCATTACTGGCTCATGTTAATCCTTTAGTTGGATTGTATGCGGCTTTCATACTAGGATTGATAACTGCCGTGTTTGGTGGCCGCCCTGGACTCATCAGTGGAGGTGCTGGTAGTCTTGCAGTTGTTTCAGTTGCCTTGGTTGTAACACATGGTGTCCAATATCTCTTTGCCTGTATCATCCTCATGGGCTTGATCCAAGTTGCATTTGGTGTGTTCAAGCTTGGCAAGTTGATTAAGCTGGTCAGCCCTGCTGTTATGACAGGGTTTGTAAATGGTCTTGCTCTTGTAATTTTTACAGCACAGTTTCACCAGGTACCTGAATCAGGCACGCCACTTTATACTATGCTTGGTTTAATTGCTTTGACCATTCTTGGCGTAGTTGTTGGGCCAAAAATTACTAAACACATTCCTGGTAGCTTGTTTGGTATAGTCTTAACCACAGGCGTTGTATTGTTGTTTGGACTTGACACACAATTAGTCAAAGATGTTGCTGAAGTATCTGGTGCGTTCCCAACCTTTGCTTGGCCTGATGTGCCAATGACTCTAGAAACACTAAAAATTATTGCACCTTACAGTTTTGTTTTAGCAGGCATTGGCTTGATTGAAACATTGTTAACAGCAAACTTAGTTGATAAGACAATTGGGGGCATTAACCAGCCTAATAAAGAAAGTATGGCACAAGGTGCAGGTAACGTGCTTACTGGCTTGTTTGGCGGAATGGGTGGTTGTGCCATGATTGGTCAAACAGTTATTAACTTAGAAGCAGGCGGTCATCAACGTTTAGCAGGTGTAGTTGAGGCTCTGTGTATCTTGGCTTACATTCTATTTGCCAGTGTTGTTATTGAAAACATCCCACTGGCCGCATTAGTAGGAGTTATGTGTGTTGTATGCTATCACACATTTGATTGGAAAAGTCTACAGCTAAAACAAGCAGATGCAGGGGTAATGTTGGTAGTTACCGCAAGCACGTTTGCTTTTAATTTGGCGTATGCGGTGTTTATTGGTATTATAATTACAGCACTAATGCATTACTGGAAAGAAGTCAGGAAGATTTAACCTTTGCTTAGTGCTTTACGGCTTAGCCCACTAAGCCAAAGAACAATGTCGTCATTTAATAAACGAATTTCCATAGCATCATTTTCCCCAAAGATTCGAAAGTAGCCAGCACCGTGGTAGTATGGCCAATCAAGATGTTGTTCTAGGCCTATCAGGTGTCCAGGTTTAGGGCTCCATCCAGCGGGACATTGGTAAGACCAATACCGAAAGTGTGGTTTCATTAGTTCCCAACCAAATGTAGTTAAGCGAAGACCTTTTTGTCGTCCTGGTTGATAATTTTTAAACACCGTGTATGGTGTTATTTTTGTTGCCTCCCATATATGAGGCACTGGATACCGAGCTAGGTACTCAGTTATCTTTGTAGCTAGTTCCTGACTCATTAATTTTGCGGCCCTGCTTGAGTTCAACTACACAGAAATCTGTAGTTTTGAACATTTTGTTTAAACGATCGGCTAGATTGAATGCATGACCGGGATTGGAAAAACTTACCTTTTTATATTTTGGTCCAGGATAGCTGACCAAGCTGTTCAAGGTGCGAAGATTTATTGGCTTATCTTTGTAAAATACAGCATAGATTGCATCTGCCGCAAGGACTTCTTCACTTTTATAAGTGCGAGGATTTGTATTTGTTAATATAATAGTGGGTTTAGGTCTGCTCATATGCTTATTTAGCATAAGTGCGTATATAACGAGCCTATTAAATACCGCTTAAATTGCCACTCTGTTGGAAGTAATAGTTTTAAGTTTACTGCCGTATGCCACCACACAACTGAGTTCTCTATTGCCATTGTCAGTCAACACCAAAGTCCATTCTCTTGTTGTTTTGTTGGCCCAAAACGACATTATAAACATGTCATCAACTGTGCCGGTAGCAATGATTTCTTCACCGCTACTGCCCAAGGCTTCACCAATCTCTAAACTGGCACCACATGCCCATTTGCTATCAACTATTATGCTCGAGGCCAAGACTGACTTTGCTACAAAGTATAGCACTAGTCCAATGATGGTAAGTTTAGTTATAGCTGGCCGCCAGCCATTGAGTATGTTGTTGAGCATTATCCGAAGCCTTCTGTAAACCATACTTACCACAAAACTTCATAAAGTGAGGTCCTACGGAAGGATTACGTTCTTTCTGCACAGCTTCGGCAATGGTCTGATCTAGTACAGCCTTGATGTTGTCAGGTTGTGCAGTCAAGTCAATAATACTTTTGTTACGTTCGTAGTCATCGCGCACCAAGTGTTCGACACCTTCATGGTCGGTCCAACGTTGCAACATTAGATTGTTCCACATGAATCCTTTGTTGTCTCGGTCGGCAAAGGCTTCACGGAGACCAACCTTATTCTTTGTGCCTTTCTCACGTACTCCCGGATAAGCAGAGAAGACATTGTCGGAGGTGTCGCCACGCATACACTTCTCAAATAGTAACCATTCTGGGTCTGGTGCGGCTTTGACTTCGCCAGTTTTCTTATCCTTGATAGGCTTGCGCTTGTCATCGTAGTATCCTTCATGCGTAGTTAGTACACCACTAATACCATTGAACAATTGAACATTGGGTGCAATTAGCTGTTCAAAGTCTGTGTCGCTTGACACAATAATATGGTTGTCATCTTTGTGTAATTGAATCCAACGTGCAATGAAGTCATCTGCTTCACATACAGGATTACGTAGTACAGTCACGTTAGTCTTAGTACTAATGTAGTCGTAAAACTTGTCAAAGCTTTCCCAGAACAGTTTTTCTTCTTCTGCTTCCTTAGCAGTATGTTTTGCACGACCTTCAGCTCGGTTAGCTTTGTATGGTGCGTATACATCTTTACGCCAGCTACGACCTTCGAAACAGAATACAACATGTTTGCCCTGCCGGTCACGCCATTCTCTTAAAACAGATGCAAGAATAATGTGATAGCTCATGGCCACACGTTCTTCTGGATCACCAGTACGGATCACGTGCCGTGCGCGAAAGAATAGATTTGCGGCATCAACGATTAAGTAACTCATGTGTGTATTGTAGCACAAGCTACACAGAAAGTCAAGCTTGACTGCGAGTTTTTTCGTTTGTTGCCATACGTCCAGCTTCGGCAATGAAAGAGCCATCTGCCATGCCGTCCATGCCAACATTGCGGCATAGTTCTGTGAACCATGTGTCAACAATTTCTTCAGCATTTGGACCACTGTATCCATTTGCTATTAGAAACATAACAAACGCTGGATTCCATTCTAATTCAAAGTAACCTGATTTTGGATTTGATGGATCAACGTGCGCCTTAACAACATTTACCCAAGGCTCTTTGCTGTCCTGCATTGACTTGGCAGTCGGTCCACGCTTAAAAAGATTCTTGATATAGTTTAACATACTAATAGTTATGTGCAAATTGTAGTTTAGTTTGTCCTAAGGTCAAGGAAATCGCCCCAATCAGTTTCCTCACCACCAGCCATTGCAAAAGAAAAATAGCTGTCACGTGTATGATTGAGTTGTTTTAATCCTGCTTGTTCCATGTTAAAAATAAAGCCTGGTTTATGCTGTTTTCGCATCATTGCAATTTTTCCTGTGCTAAATGCAACAGGCCTAAAATCACTGGTGGCTAAAATGTACTGGAAAAAAACCAGCATTTTAGGATGCTGTGGTCGCATATCATCAAATACAATAATACCGTCATCGTTTAATTTGTGTTCGGCAATGTAGTTGAACATATTTTTATTAAGTTCAGACGCACCTGCTGTTAGATCAAAGTGAACTAAATCAAATTTCCTATCTTGTACTTCTTCTATAGTTTCAAACATCTTTATATATGGGTTTGGTATGTTGTAGTGTGATGAAAATTTATACCAAAATATATTAAATTCAAATGGGTTTGATGGAGGAAGAAAGTAATCTCCGGACTTCTGAAACCAACGCTCTTTCCATGGCAATACATTCTCTTGACGCCATGCATCAAAATGTACTTGACTTAGATAACGAGTTGATATAGGGGATCTGTTTTTAATTGCTTCTGCTAATTCTTTGGTATACAAACAAGTATCAACCAGTGTCCAATTAAATTGCTTTGTAGAACCCGACGATCGATAGATTTCTTCAACGATAAATGGCAGCATACCAAAAAAACTGCCTAGATCTAATATATGTTTGGGTTGTTTAATATGGGCCAGTAATGCAAATAAAGCAACGTCTGGGTAATGAAAATTAAGTACTAAATCTGGCTCATACAGTGAATGCCAGTCAAGAGTTTTAAAGCCATCCCTTATGTACTCTCTTGTTAGTCTAGGTATTACTAATGTTGGTTCAATGTTAATATTATTGTCCATCGAATAAATTATCTTTACGTATTTTAATTTCTGCAAGAATCATCTCTCGCCACTCAGTTGATTCCATATACCACTTGGATCGTTCTTCTTCTGTTCTGAAACATGCGCCACAATAGTTTTCATCAGTTTGGCAATAACCCTCACATGGGTTTGTTGCATTGGCATGCTCCATGCTATTAACCTTGTCTGTCATAATATGAATTTTGATGTTCGTCGTGCTTTAATTCTTTAGTAGCTGGTCTCAGTAATGCCGCCAGCCTGCTCTTAATACTATTGTTGTTTTGAGAATTCTTTTTTGCAATTGACAACGGAGTATACCCTTCATAACGCATGACCTGCACTCTATAGTCAATTCCACATACCTTGCAAGATTGTGCCAATGGCAAGGTAGAAAATGAATTGTTTGCATTGCAAAGATGTGACCATGTGTTTGGCATGTGCTTACTTATGATTAATTAAAAGAAGTATTGTTTTTACGGGCCTCGGCAAACTTTTTAGAACTTTCAACAGCAGATTTTAAAGTTTCTGCATAATTTAAAGTTTGTTGTTCTGACATGATAATACTTGTTTCGTATTCAACATAACCTTTGGTAAGCAAAGTCCAGAGGTGCTTCCACCTGCTAGACTCCCACCATTTAGTTTTTAGCGTGGTATAAATTGTTACCGAGACAGTACTATCCTCTGCTTCAACCCAGACATTATGAGTGTGATCGCTATCCCCGCAATCGCAAACTACTGCGTATTGTACAGCATCACCATAGTCCCTTGTTAAGAGAATGCCTTGTGCGGGTTGTTGTGCGTTCATAATGGATCGTGAAATAGATCAAGCTTTTCCCACGGCAAATTTTCTTTACCAAAGTGACCATAGTTAGTTGTACTGCTATAAATGGGTCGGAATAAGTCAAGCTTATTGATGATTCCACTAGGTGTCAAATCTACATTGTCTTGTACCCACTTAGTCAGGTCTCTACCTGATGCGGCATCAGATGTTTCAATATAAAAACTCATTGGTTGAGCCATACCAATTGCATAGCTAATCTGACATGTAGCCCATGGTGCCTTGCCGCTTGCTACAATGTTCTTGGCAATGTAACGCATCATGTATGCGGCACTGCGGTCTACTTTGGTAGGATCTTTACCGCTAAAAGCCCCACCACCATGAGGACTGTAACCGCCATAAGTATCGACGATAATTTTTCGCCCTGTGAGGCCAGTGTCACCATCAGGCCCACCAATAACAAACCTGCCAGTAGGGTTAACATAAAACTTAGTATTGTCATCAATGTACTTACCAGGTAAAATCTCTTTGATCACAGATTCTACACATGTTCTAACATCGCCAATACTAACACTTTCTCTGTGCTGTGTACTACAAACAACTTTGTCAATACGTATGGGAACACCGCTATCATCATACTCAAAAGTCACTTGGCTTTTGGCATCTGGTCCTAACCATTCCAGCATACCATTTTTACGTAACCTTGTAAGTTCTTCAACAATACGATGGCTCCAATAGATTGCACTAGGCATGTAAGCATCAGTTTCTTTACATGCATACCCAAACATTAATCCTTGGTCACCAGCCCCAAAATTATCAGTACCCAGTGCAATGTCTGCACTTTGTCCGTGTAATAGATTTGTAATTTCTACAGTTCGCCAGTCAAACCCGCTTTGTTCGTAGCCAACATCTTTGATAACCTTACGAATAGCACTTTCTACTTCTTCATTGTGAAGTGTGCCTTTATACTCCCCTGCTACAACTACTCGATTAGTTGTAACTAAAGTTTCGCAGGCACATCTAAGTGACTTATCTTCTTTGGCCATTACTAAATCTAGTACTGCATCGCTGATTGCATCTGCAATTTTATCTGGGTGTCCTTCAGAGACACTCTCACTTGTAAATAGATAACTCATTTTTTCCTTTTAAAATTTATTACTTGCCCCAACCATTTGACCAAATGTCAACGTGTAGTCGAGGGCTATAACGATAGCCACGTGCTAATGCTTCATCTGCAATGTGTCTAGTATTTGAAAAGTATGCTTTGTCTGTGCCACCAACTGGCATAACATAAACTTGTCCACCAAAGCCAGCCGCACGATATTCGCTAACAGCTTGATCTACTTCATCAAAATCTTTTATGTTGTCAATTACAAATTTTAAATAAGTGTAACCAAGCATTTGATACTCAACGACTACATCAGGCTTAATAGCATCCGACCACTTCTCACCCGAGGAACTTAACTTAGGGCTTACACTAAAAGTTAGATAGTCGCGATCTCTGCCAAAACGTGTCCACTCTTCAAATAGATATGTATGGAAGTCCTCATGCAAAGTCTGAGTACCATTTGTTTCAAACGTTAAGTTTGTTAAGTCTGCCATACGTGCATTGCTTAACAATGCAGGATAAAGCATTTGCCAACCCAGCAGTGGCTCTCCGCCTGTGATAACAAGATGGACATCGTTACCATTATCCTGTAACCATTTGTTATTGGGAGTAAGGTCTAGCATTGCGTCAATGCTTTGCTCAACACTATAACTTGGGCTTAGATGTTTAAAAGCAGGATGCCATGACGCATAGCTATCACAGCCAGTATTTGCCAAAGGCAAGTCATTAAAGGTTGAGTACAAGTGTACTACTTTACCAATGTCATCTGGCTCTGTTGTTTTTTCACCAGCAGGCAGTCCAAAGCCTGCACACTTAAAGTTACAACCAAATGTTCTAAAGAACACACTGGGTACACCAATAAAACGTCCTTCACCTTGTGCGGAATAAAAGACTTCGCTTACTTTAAATTCATTCATAGATAGTAGACCATACTTTCAGTTTTTCAATTTTGGCTTGCTTTGCCTTAATAAGGCCAGCTTCTGTTACAATACCTTTTAATTGTAACAGATCTATCATGGCAAGTACATCACCAATTTCACCTTCTAGGTGCTGTGCATTAGTTAGGGGTTTACCTGGCTTGAGGTTATCCAAACCAAAGCGATGACACTTACTGACTGCTTGGATTACCTCTGCACATTCTTCGCTGAGGATGTTCATTACTTCATGTAGTTTATTATCCATACTATTCCTTATCAAATTTCAATCAAGATATCCGGATCCCATCCTGATACTTCGCCATGCGATTCATACCCACGTGGGTTACAAACAACTCTAGTTTCACCGATCATGTAATCAAACGTTTGATGCATATGACCATGCGTCCACAGTTTAATCTGAGGACGATCCAAAATAAACTCACTGAGGTCACTGGCATAGCCACCATTCATAAGTGTATCATGTTTGTACTGCTCACCAATGCTTTGAAAGCTAGGTGCATGATGCCCGACTACTACACATTTTCTATCACCGTTAGCATCAACCATTTGTTTAATATATTCAACAGTTTTACGATAACGGTCCATGACATGTGCCGGTCGTAACTTAGTATAGCCGTGCTCATCATTGCGAATAACACGGAAGTCATTCATCATGTCACTGATGGCATGTTGAGTAAGCGGATCACCTTTGTTCATATCGGTCCATAGTGTACCACCAACAAACAGCACACCTTCAATAAACTGTATGTCACGTTCCAAGAAGTATATGTTAGGAAATTTAGCACATTCTTCTCGCAAGTGTTCAACACCCCTATGGAACTCACCATGATAAAATTCATGATTACCTGCAACATAAACAACGTGCGGGAATTGAAAACTACAACGCTTTAAGAAGTCGCGGAAGAGTTGAGCACGAGCTTGTCCAAATTTTAGTGACGCAATTTCTAAGTGGCCGTACTTAGATTCTGGATGGTCGTGTAGGTCGTTGATGACCAAAATGTCACCGGACAAAATAAGGACATCATAGTCCTTATCGTTTTTAATGTTAATGTCTACAAACTCAAGGTGTAAATCACTAACCAGTTTGATCTTCATTGCCAGCTTCCAGTTTTGCTATAGAGTTTAATCCATTTACAGGGATTCCGTCTTCATCAACGATTGCGAAACCATCAAAGACAAATCCAGCACCTTTACAAAAGTCTTCAAACGCTTGTAAAATTTCTTCCAGATTACCATGGCTATGTTCCATGATAATATTTCTTATACCATCA